CCATTACTCCCTCACTAAATTCAAAACTTAATGGTTCTACTGGTATCAATTCATAATCTCCTTTAATACCTACATAATCAAATAACTGATTAAATACTTCCTCAATCGCTTGTTGCCTTTCGTTTACATAGGTATTAGCAAATATCTTATACGCATCCCTTATCTCTGTTGAACCGCCAAGCTGCCCCTCAGTCTTAATACCGAATAAACTTGGCGAAGTAACCTGATGACAGGCAAATATTTCTTGCTGAATTAAATTATTTACGTTTGTAAAATCTTCCTTAGTTAACATAGTAGAAGATAATGGCAATATTTCAGCACTATTATCTTTTGACTTGTTAAACATTATAACAACCCTATCTCCCTCGCTACCTGTAAATTTCTTTTTGATTCCTCTTTCAACTGCCTCTTTCGCTTCTTCTGCAGGTTCGCCACCATTTAAATTGATTAAAGTAGTAGCAACAAAACCATCTTTAGCATTACCTAAAATATGTCTGCTTACCTGTACATCACTCTCAATGTAATTTAAACCTTGAAAGTAATTAGGTAAAGGGTAAATATCTGACTTAGGGTTATATTGTTTAACAAATAAAACCTGACTTGCTACTGGGTCGTTAATATTAAAAGCAGGATAATGTCTAGGCTTCTCTTTATTATCTGACCAATCATTTTTAACTTGAAATTCGTTCTGCTCTTTATTAGTCCTAACTTTATGATACTCAAGATGATACACATCTTTAATCTGACCTAATAAATTATATATAACTTGTAGATAATAACCTCCGAAAAGTTCATCATCTAAAATACATTTTTTAGTAATTTGATTCCACGTTTCTCCCTTAGTGTTTGCCTTCTGTTCAATACCATCCCATCCCTGACCGAAAATATAATTAGTCTTGCTTTTAATGATTGCACCGTGTTTTGGACTTTCATTAAATAAGCCAATTAAATATTCAGGATAGTTATTATTGCCACCAAATTCAACATAACCCTTAGCCCTCTTTTCTTCAAATCGTGGTTGCTCCGCTTGTGCGAATTTTATTGTGATAATATTTTTATAATCCATAAGTAACGAAATTATTATTTTGTTCTTCGTATTTAGTAGGTTCAAAAGGTGTAGCAGGATTCAAAAACATATACCCCTCTTCAAGAATTAATCCACTAACTGTTAAATCTCCTGAACTTACTTTTTGGTGTATTGTATAACCCCAAAATCCTTCCTCTTTTAAATCGAAATAATTATTAACTGTAAATGCAAAACTATCGTATCTACCGGTAATACTTTGATTTGTAGCCATCAATTTAACAACATCGCCCGTTACTCTGTGGATAAACACAAATAAAAAGTAAGGATTGCTAATGGTAGCCTTCTCGGTAGCCGTAAAATAAATAGTCTGTGTAAGTCCTTTTGTTAAATTAATCATAGAAAAAAACCCCGACTTTCATCGGTCGGGGCATAAATTAAAAATTAAAAAACTCTATCCTGCTGTAGTCAAAGCTATTCCAACTGCGTTGGTTACTTCAAAGAAATCTTCTCTTTCTGAACCTTCAAATTTCAATACATAACCATTTGCATCTGCTGCTGCTGCACCACTTGTTCCTGTACTTGCTGCTAAGTATAGACCTGCGCCTTTACCGTACATTCTGTAAGTACCATCTTTATCAAGGGTAACTGCTACAACTTTATTTTTAGCTAAGGTAGTGATGATGTTTCTTGTGGTTGCATCTCTCTTATTGATAGGGAAATCTAAAGTTTGCTCAAAAAACAAAGTACCGTTTTCAATAGAACCTGTTGGATTGCTTGCAGCAACCGCACTAGATTTAGTAGGTATTTCAAATTTGTAAAATTTCTTTCCAGTCAATTTTGTAATTCCTGTAACGATACCACTAGCATCGTTTATTGTTACGTTTCCATATTCTGCGAAAAAAACTGCATCTATACCACCAATGGTCTCCCTACAGTCTATTGTATATCCGCTAACTATTGCACAAGGCATATTTATAAGTATTAAATAGAGAGATGGGGTTACCACCTCTCTATGTTAGAAAATTAGATTCCTGCTACGAATTTAACACACTCGTTTGTGAAAGCTACGTTCACTCCGATTTTAAATTCTACGCGATATCTTACATCGTTATTATCTTCTGAATACCACATCTTGTATGAACCTTCTTCGTCAACCAAATCAACTGCTAAAGCCATATTTGAAAGACTGATTGCATAAGCATCACCAGTTCCATTCAAACCATTTACGCTTACCACTTCAACGTTAGTTGCAGGTAGGATAAATGAAGACGCTTGAGAATCTTGTGGATTGTAAGAGAACATATTTTTCTCTCTGTAAGCAAGGATTAATAAACGATACCAATCATTACCAACGAAGATTTTAACGTCTCCTTTGCTCAATACAGCAACAGGGATAGCTTTGTAGATAGCTTCAGTACAAGCGATAACGTTTGAAGCGTTAACAGTTGCAATAGCTGAACCACTGATTCCTGTGTAACCTGAAACGTTTGCATCTACTGGAGAACCTGCAGCGATTAATTTTTGTAAACCGTCAAATTTGTTTGTGTTTGCAGTTGCACCTGTTGCATCTCCTTGCCAAATTGCAGTCTCTAATTGAGCAGCAATTCTTGCGTTTTTCTTATCTAAGAATGCTTTTTGGAAATCAGCATTTCCGAAATCTTCGTAAGTGCTACCTGCTTTCAACGCTTCTTGAGTGAAGTACGCTTCCATATCCTTCGGACAGATTTTTTCTTCTACTTTGATTTTACCTACTGTAATAGTACGTTGAGAAAAAGTAGTTGTACCACTTGCATCGAAAGAACAAGATTGTGCAGCAAATACTGCATCTGTTTCCATCAAAGGAATCGCAACTGAACTTTTAACGTTCGGAATAACGATACCGCTTGATAAAATTAATTGTTGTGTCTTTGCGTCAAATACTGCACTTGTCAAAAGTGGTTTAACAAGTTGTTTAGTGTATGCGGATAATCCGCTAAAAGCTAATGCCATTTTTTTATAATTGTTTAGTTAAATAAAATATTTAGTGTTTTTTTCTCTTCTACTTCTTTAAAAGCATTTGAAGTTCTTACTGAATTATCAGGTGCTTGTACTGGTGCTTCTACCAATAAAGTTGATAATTTCAAAAGTTCATCAATTACTTTGTTTGCCTTTTTCATTTTTGCTTCATACTCTGAAAATCTTTCTTCGTAAGCTGCAAATTTAGTTTCATAACTAGCAAATTTCTCATTTGTTAATGATTCAAAAGCTGCAAATTTAGTTCCCATATCTTCTACGATAGGTTCTTCAACTGGAGCAGCTTCAGGGCTAACAACTTCAATAGCAGTGATAACACCGTTATCTCCTATTGTCATTTTTGTACCATCTACCAATTCAGCTTCTCCTGGCAATGCAGCATTTCCGTCAATCATAACAATACCGCCTACCTCTAGTTTGTCTATCATAACCTTACCACCGTCTTTTAATTCATACTCGGTTGGTTCAGCCATTGGTAAAACTTCAGGTGCAGCAGCTAATTCGTTAAAATATTGCTTTACTTTTTGTAAAATTTCTTTTGCTTCCATATTACTATTATATTGATTTTTAAAAACTGTTTAAAATTTCTCTTAATTCTGCTAATTGTTTTTCATCTTCTGACAAAGGTGCTTCATAATCAAACATACCTTCAACGCTAAATCCTTTAACTTCTCCTTTTTTTATTAACTCCCATACTTTAGGATTCTCTACATAGAAACTACCAAACCAAGTTCCATCCGGCAAGTCTTTAAATGCTTCCATTGGTTTAATACCTCTTTTAGAATCGCTAATAAAACTTTCAAACATTGTAAGTCCTTCAACCTGCATATCTGCTTCGTGCATTAGGTTAACATTCTTTTGATATCCCTTCTTGCTGAACTTAATAGCTATCTGCTTGATGGTATCAACTGAGAACTTTACATAGTGCTCTCCAAATTGTTCTGAATTACGGTAGATTAATTGTTGTGGAATCATTAAAGGACCAGTAATAATATGCTCACTTTCAGACTGTATAGCAAATGCCATCAACATAAATTTTTCTCCTATACCGCCTAGTTCTTTAATTACATCTGAATTATTATCATAATGCTTTACTATGCCTAATTCCTTAACCTTTTCAACTTTAGCTTTATTGCTACCTGTTGCAAATACTCTATTCTCAGGAATACCTAAATCTTTTGCTACTGCTAACATTGGACTTTTATCACTCCTAGCTGAAATAATATAAACTATGTTTTGTTTTTCTATTTCTTTTTTTGCTAATTCTTTACCTCTGCTTGTGCTTAAAGTATCGTCATAATCAAATGAAACCTTTGAACCTGCAAAGTGCTGCTCCCATAAGCTATTACATATCGCCACGGCTTGTTCTGTTTCTTTACCCTCGTTAATTACATAACTAATGCAACGACTTAAAAATTCGTCTTTTTGTTCTTCTTTATTTGGGTCTATAAATTCTTCATTAAATGCAAGAAAGTCCTTTTTAATTGCAGGACTGTCAACGAGTGCCACAAAAGAAACCTCAGCATCATTATTCTCATCTTGATTTATAATTAAATCGTAAATAGGCAATTTCATATTTATAATATATAATTTAAAAATAGTTGTTTAGTTTATCCTAGCAGCCCTATTCAACCTTTGCGACCTTTCTTGGTTACTGCTTACATCAGTTTCTAATACGTATGCTCTTGAACTTGCTACTCCTATTTGATTAATTGATTGAGTAGATAACGTAGTTGTTTGCGCTTGTGGTGTTATTGGAGCAGTTGCACTTGATAAAGATGGTGCTGACATTGAACCACCTGCACTAGCACCGCCACTTGCCTTTCCTGGTAACTTAGTAGCCATAATACTTTTAACGGCTTTAAAACCTGTTACCGATGCAGCCAATACTGCCGGAATAGCTGCAGGGAATCCTAATTTAACACCTGCAGAAATACCTAAGTAAGTATTAATTAATGCACCGGCTACTGCAACCGCTTTACCTGCTGCACTTTCTTTACCCAATACATCACTAACAATATTTAAAGTATCAACTGTAGCTTTAATTTTTGCATCTTGTGCTATTTGAGTATCCCTTGCATCTTCTTCTGCTGATTTTCTTCTTATTTCAGATAATTGCGCTTCTGTTAATTTTGTTTTTTCTGCTATTTGATTTGCAGCATTTGCATTTATACCAACTCTTGCTGCAGCAGTAGCACCTTCAATTAATTCTGTTTCGATTTTAGTTTTTTCTAATCCCTTCATTGTATCAACAAAGGCATTATCTTTTGCTTGTTTATCTATTGCATTAACTGACAACTGATAACCTGCTGCATCATTTTGTAGTTTTTTAATTGCTTTTTGATTTGCCTCTGCTGCATCATCTGCTTTCTTTTGTATTTTTTCAGGGTCAAATACTAATTTAGAAATATAATCAGTTGCATTATCTGCTAACTGGTCGTTAATCTTAAAGTTTATTTTAACTCCTGGTATTTTATTTAATAATTCAATAAGTTTATTAATAGCCTTTGAAGAATATTCAAATAGTAACTTTTGTGGGAGAAATACTAAGTCTAATAAACCTTTAAGTAATTGTTGGTTTCTAGTAGCTGCATCAACTTGCGCTTTTGTAGTAATTTTATCTTGTAGAATAGTAGCTTCAGTTGCTTTAATAACTGCAGTTACTTGATTCTTTTTCATCATCAAGATTTCCCTTTCACTCTTTCCCTGTAGCTTTAATACGTTATCTTGGCTACCTATTTCATTTAGCTTTTCTTTCTCTGCTGCTAAATTCTCTTGTGATGCTTTTGTAAGTTTCTTTTGCTCTTCACTTACTCCGCTTACCGCCTCTTTAATGTCATCCCAATACGCAACAACCGTTCCTAATGCAATAACTAATAAACCTATACCAGTTGCACCGATTGCTCCTTTAATCGCCTGAAATGCCCTTACTGCTCCATCCTTTAATAATCCAAAGGCATCTCTTGCCTCATACAATCCGCTAATGCCTTGTTGCAAAGCCATTGCACTTTGTACTTTTAATAAAGTCTTTTCTAAATCTTTATTCTCATCTCCGAATAAACCCATTGCTCCTTGCAAAGCACTGAATCCTGCAGTTGCTCCTTGTAAAGCACCGCCTAAAGCAACAAACTTTTTATCAGGGTTGAACGTATCTGCTAATGCTTTTGCATCGCCAATAGCATCTTTAAGACCGGCTACCTTCTTTGCTGCATTAACTGCCTCAACAGATGCTTCTCCGAATTGTGCAGTCATACTGAACAACTCATTATTCGCTTCTCTTAATTGTTTCTTAAAACTGCCTACCGATGCCTCTGCTTGTTTAGAATCGGTAGTTATGGTTAACGCAACTGTTTTATCTGCCATTTTAATATTCTTTGTTTATTACTCTTAAAAATTCCGCTTTTATTGTTTCATTCGATTCTGGTACGTAGTCCGTCAATTTAATTAGCCTATATAATCCACCATCTATATATTTAAAAGATGCAAAACTTAAATTAAATATATCGGTATCGGTAAGCTTAACAAAACATTCTAATAACCTACTATTTTTATCTGTTATCTCAGCCATATAAGGACTGTAATAAATATTAA